CCGGTCGTGTTGTACGTCTGATCGGCGCGGCGCATCTGCTGCTGATACTCGGCGATGCGCTTTTGCTTCTGTTCCTCGATGTCGGACAGGACTTGCGCGCTCTCAAGCCGGCGCTCTTGGTCGATCTTGCCTTCCGCGATCCCACCTACAGCCCCTGCGCCACCAGCAAGGCCAGCGGCCAGAATCCCCCATCCACTCATGGCGCTACTCCTTGTTGCGACATGGGTTGTGGCGGGGCTTGCGTTGGCACGCCGAGCGATCGGTTCCCGGCTTCGGCGAGCTTGTTGCTGTCCACGTTCGCGCCCTTCATGAGCGTGTCGATCATGAATTCGGTAGCCCCGCCGATCTGCTCAGGCGTTACGGTCTGCCCGGTCTGGTTCAGGAAGTCTGCCGCTTCTGCGACCAAGACGACACCTGCCGGGATGATGAGTTCGGGCGGTAGTGATTGCTTCGACTCGTTCCAGAGAATGCCGAGCAACGAGACAACGCCACCGCCGATCTTTTGCTCAGGCGGGCCGTCACCCTGCATCGTTTCTTCCATCAGGTGATGCGTCTTCTTGTCGAACATCACCTTCTTGCCGGCCGCGACGATCCGCTCAAGCTGCTGCTTCTGCTGCGGGTTGACGTGCATCTGCGCCATCAATGCGCTTGGTGACAGATCGCCTTCGGCGTTCGGGTTCTCGTCTGCCTGAGCCGGCATCTGCCCCGACTGCCCGGTTACCTGTTGCGGTTGCTGCGCTTGTTCGAGTATTCCGGCCATCGTCAACCCCTCGGAGCTTGGTAGGTGGGCATGCGCAGCCCGATGATGCTTTGGCTCATCTCGGCGCGGCGACGGCGAAGATATTCCTCTTGCTGGCGCATCCGCTCGGCGAGCAAGTCCTGCTGCGACGCCTGGCCCATCGAGCCCTCCAGAATCCCGGCGCCGGTCTTGACGAGTTCCTTGTTGTCGCCGATCCACTTGTTGACGTTGCTCATGCCGCGCGAGAAGGCGGACGGCTCATCTTGGGGGATGGTCGTTCTCGTGGCGGCGCCGACATCAACCGTTCCGGCGGGCGGAACCGGGCGCGAGCCGATGATTCCAGGCTGCAATGCCTGCCTGTCAACGAACGGAATGTCAGGCGGCGCACCGATGACTTGCGGCGCGTTCGGCTGTGGAGTGGCGGCCAGTTGGTCAACGCCGGTTCCGGTCGTGCCGGGGGTGAACGCGAGCGATGATGCGGGCGAAGTCATCGCCGCATTCACCGCGCCCGTCGAGCCGAGTTCGCTCGCCCTGAGCGCGTCGAACGACATCGGGCTCTGTTCGGCAAGCGACGATGCGGCACTCGTCCATGCGCCTGATGCAAGCCCCGCAACGCCACCCACAAGGCTCACGAGACCGCCGATCTTGGTGAGTTTCGAGTTCTTGGTGATGGCGCCAACGGCAGTTAACGCGCCCCCGGCAATCATCGCGCCGCCGATCAGTGTCGTTGCGCCAGCCGCGACGCCAGCCGCAATTGACCCGGCTGCGGCAGCTAAAGGTATGAGCATCGGCATTTGTCAGTTCCTTTTGTCGAACGGCAGGCACGTAAGCATGAAATGCTCGATGTCCGCGTCCGCCCATGTCTTGCGAAAACCGAAGCGGAGCAAGAAACTCCGTTGTTTGCGGTCTGGTTTCTGCGCTCTGGTCGTGAGATAACCGCGCTTGGAGATGAGCGGCGCGATAAACGCACGCGCCCGCTTTCTCGTGATCGCCACGCCCCGCCATTGGGGATCGAGCGCGAAGTGAATCTCGGTGCCGTCGAGCGCCGCGAGCCCTGCGGTCGTGCCGCCAATCTCAAGCGGCACCATCTCCCACTGCTCGATCATCGTGGCCCATTCGGCGGGCCAGCCCATCCACGCGACGAAGGCTTGTTTCTGGTTCACGCGCCAGTGCTATTCGGCACCCCGTACTGGTTCATGTCGAGATAGTTCGGATATGTCTGCTGCGGCGCTGTTTGGTAGGTGGGGGGAGCCGCTGTCTTCGGGGGGACGGGTTGCGCGCCCGGCTTCGTTGTCCCGCCCGTTGATCCGCCCATGTCTCCGACGAGCGATCCCAACTCAAGCCCCGAGATGGCTTCCTGCGACTTCATGTTGTTGTCGAACAGGACGCGCAGATTGTCGATCGCAGCCTGTTTCGCCGGCCCGTCGAGGTCGGGGCTCGCCATGATCTGCGTTACGTTGTCGATGAAGCCCTGATAGGTCTGCGCCATTGATGCGCTCGTCTGCATGCTCTGGCGCCACTTGGCTTCTGTCTCGGCCATCTTGGTTCTGGTGTCGGCGTCGAGTTGCTGAAGCAGTTGCTTGCTCGCGGCGTCGGCTTGTTGCAGGCTCATGCTCGACGCGAACTGTGCGTTTTGCAAGTCCATCCGGCTCTTTTGGTCGGACTGCTGCATCACGTACTGATCGCCAGCGCTGGCCCGCTGAAGGTTGCCCTTCACCCATGCGTCATACGCCTGCTCGTACTGCTTGGCGGATATGCTCTGGTTCGCCATCGCCGCATTGAGCGCATTCAAGGCGTTCTGTGACGATGCGTTGTTCTTCGCCGCAGCGTTGAACATGGACGCCGCGTTCGCCGCGTCGGCGTTGAACTTGGCCGCGCTCGCGTAGGTCTGCGCGTCGGTCGTCGCAATCGGCATCGCCGCGTGGTACACCGCATCCTGGCCGGCGCCGATCGCGATGCTGCTGTTGCCCAGGCCACGCCCGGCTGCGGCCTGCTTGGCGCTGGTTGCCGCCTGCTGCATCAGCGGGGAATCCTGACTGATGATCCCGCCAATCAGCCCCTGGACGGTCTGGTTCTTGTCAACATTCCAGTTCGTAACCCCGGCGTTGGTCGTCTCGACCTGATAGTCCTTCGGGTCAAGTTGCTGGACGTTGTTCGTCGGGGCGGCCGATGCGATGACGCCATACGAAGGGGACGACCCGCTCGCCTTCATGTAGTCGTTGTACCAGTCGTCGATCGTCGGCTGAGTCGGAGTCGTCGCCATTACGCGCCCCCTTCGTAGGCTTCGGCTTGCGTGACCGCCGTGCCGGTGATGACGGTTGCGCGGCCCACCCCGACGATGCCGCTTGATTCGAGTCCGGCAACGAATGTGACCGTCGATGCCAAGGCAAGCCAGCCGCTAGAGCCAGCCTGGTTCATGAAGACGCGCAAGGCGGCAGCGGCGTTCTTCTCGCCGCCAGAGCCGGCGGGGTTATGTTGCTTTGCAACATCGTAGGCAATCAGTTCGTCGTTCGTGAACCGCGCCCAAAATGCGGAAGTCTTGATGTTCGTGTAGACAGGAGCGTCGGCCGGGCTGAACTGCGAGCCGTTCCATTTGGAGCCGGGGCCGACAGTCTGCCCGGTGCAATCGACCCAAGATCCACTGGCCCCCGCGTTCGGGCTGTTCTGTTGTTCGATGACGGTAACTACCGTGCCGTTTACTACCAGTGCCCATCGCTTCATGATCCGAATTCCTCCACAATCACGAGCCCGCCAGAGCCGGCGCCGCCGTTGCCGGTCGTCGTAGAACCCCCGCCGCCCCCGCCGCCCCCGCCGCCGTAGCCGGTCGCTGGCGATCCGTTCGCTCCGGTCGTTGTGCCGCCCGCACCACCTGAACCACCCCGGCCGTAGTCGCTATCTCCCCCGCCGCCACCGCCGCCATTTGCGCCGCCGCTCGATGCGCCACCTTGGGCTGTGCCGTTGAGTGGCTGATTGCTCGCGGAGCCCGCGAACCCGCTCGCGCGGCCAGCGCTTCCGGGGTAGTTTGTGGAAACCCCACCATAGCCGCCGGCGCCGCCAAACGTCCCGCCAGCGCTACCGCCAGCGCTCCGATCCTGGCTCGCCTCGCCGCCGCCTGAATTTTGGTATATTTCTCTCCCGCCCGGCCCGCCACCAGACGCTATCGTCCAGAATCGAGTGAACCCGCCGTCCGCTCCCGATGTGTTGTCGGCTGTCGCGCCAGCACCGCCCGCGCCGATGATGTAAGCGCAGGGCCCGAGAAGGCGAACCCAACGAACATTGGTTGCGCCCGCACCCGCCCCGCTGGCGCCGTTGTCGCCGGCCTTCGGCGGCCTGCCACCACCCCCGCCCGCCCCGACGACCGTAACCCGGCACCACGAGTTGTTGGTGAGCGGGGAGAACGTACCTGCTCCACCTGTGAGCGTCGTTGTCCGCAGCGCGATCCCGGTCGGCGGGCCACCGAAGGCGGGCGGGATTCCGTTGTTCATTAGAACGAGCCTTTCCGGGAAACGTAGATGTTGAACGTCTCCGCGTTGTGCGTGCTGGCCTTGAGCAGCCAATTCGTCCTTATCAGCCAGCCGAGATTGAGCAACTTGGCGGACCACACGGCCTGCGTCGTGCTCGGCGTCGTGGCCGACACAAGGACTTCCTTGACGAGCCGGGTGTTCGTGCCGTCCGAGATGTAGAGCCGGATCACGCCATCCGTCACCGTCCCGGCGGCGCAAAGTTCGATGTCGTCGATCCGGTCGCCGTCAGTCGCCCCGGTCGATACCGTGACGACCGTTCCGGTGCCGTCGCGGTTCGTGTTGGCGGCTGTGAGTTGCGCAAGATCGGGCGCGACGATGGATGCAAATGCTGCTGTCGTGCTCATCAGATGATTCCGTTCATAACTAGGAGATAAGAAATCGAGTTGGCAGAGCCCGCAACAGATGCTGCAGATGCCGCCGCCGCCGCCGCGTCCAACGCAGCAGCTTCCGCCGCCGCCACCGCCGCAAGCATTTCGTCCGAGGTCGCGGCCGTAGCCGCTCCGGGCGCACCGGTCGCGTCAAAGACAAGAGACTTGTTCGCTCGCACCGCTGCGGAAGGCAGGGCGACAAGCGACTCCCCATCAGGGGCCTTGATCGCTGCGTTCGTCTTTGTCTCTACCGAATTGAATCCGGCCTCGACAAGCCCGAATTGCGAGTTGGCGTCCGCGCTGCGAATCAGCGTGTCTGGCGTAGCGTTGAGCGTGTTTGTGTAGAACGTCATTTATGAAGTCCTGACCTTTCTCGCGGTGTAGAAAACCGTGACGGTCTTGATCGTGTGCGGCAGCTCCTCGCCAGAGTCGAAGCTGAACATCGGACTGATGTTGTAGCCGTAGCCCGTGTGATCCATTCGCTTGCTGTCTTGCCGCCGCGTGTCCCAAAACGACTTGTCCCAGTGCGCAACGTCCCACAATGCATTTCCACCAGTCGCCCGCGTCGGTAGTCTTGTGGTTGCGTCCTTCGTCGGGTTGCCGTCATTGAATTCGGCACGCGAGTACAGGGAGAATGAACCCTCGCCCTGCGTCTCTGTCACAAAGAACCGATATGTTTTCTCGATCCCGGGAGCCCCTTGATTCAGGCCGTGCAGATGGAGAATCCCGTTGATGTTGTCGCCGTTGTTAGACCGGCCTATGTCGGCCTCGTACACATAGCCTTGATCGTCGCCGTAGAAGGTGCGGGTGATTCCTGCGACTTCCGCGCTGTAGGCGATCACGATGTTTCGCCCGTAGCTGATGTGACTCCACTCCCACCCCTTCGGGCTTGGCGTGCCGCTTATTGCCGAACCGTCGCTAAAGAAGCAGCGATAGCGCGTGAGCGACTTGCTAAAGCACGATGCGATAGGCGTCTTTTCCTTGACGAGCGGATCGACAAACCGGCTCTCGATATTCCAGGTGAAGTTGCCGAAGTCCTGCGTTGACTTGAACGCCCTGAATCCCGGCGTGTCGTGAAACAGGGGCATCCCGCAGTCCTCTATCGAGAATGCATTTGCCCCCGCGTCATTGCTGACCGGAATGAACGTCCATGCGTAGTCACCTGCCGCTGCGTTGCCGTACAGCACTCGCGCCGAGTTCTGGCACGTCACCAGCATTGCCGCGCGCTCTGCGCTTCCGGGCAGCGTCGCCAGCCCTGTAATCACGTCCCCGGTCCCAAGTTCGGCCCCGCCCGAGATTGCCGTGAAGGTGTACGGCGCCAGAATGCCACTGTGTTGCAGGCTTCCACGGAACCCGAAAAAAAGATGGTTCGCGTGGCACTTGACCGTGGTTGCCTTGGTTGTCTGCCCGCTCGTCAGGGGGACATAGACCGTTCCATCAAACTCGAATTCACGGTTCACCCCATCGCACCCATAGATGCGGTTCGTGTCGGCCGAAGCCGTGAAGTTGAATCGGTCAGTAAGCACCCGACCACCGGCCAGAAGCGTTGTCTGCGTCCCGTGATAGACGCCAGCGCCGGCAGCGGGGACGGTTCCTAGCGTCCCCGCCAAGGCCCCGGCGACGAACGATCCACCGGCCGGCGCAGTGATGATGTAGCGCCCCGCTGCGGTGTTGCTCGCGTATGTCCCCGACTCAAGGACAACCCGCTTGAGCGTCGCCGTTACCCCGCCCTGCGTGATTGTTGACCCCTCTGCTGGTTCCGTCCCGCTCCCCACCGTGAAGCTGAGTTCATACAGCAGGCTGACCGCCACCCATCCGGTAGAGGTTGACTTGTAGAGAACCATCGCTGCCCCGCTGTCTCGCCATGCATAGACAGTCGAGCCAAGAACAGAAATGCCGCGAATCGGGCCACTGCCCGGAACGGTTGAAATATCCGCCGCGTACTCAGCCGCAGCAAGGGCGTAGAAGGTATTTTCAAGTTGCGCAGTTGTCGGGCTACCGCCGCCTGAATAAACGCCGCGCGTCATGCCGAAGGTTTGAAGTTCCTCGCCGACCGTGAACGCCCCGACCACCTTCGTCAATACAACGGATACGCCAGTGAGGTAGATAGCCACCCCTGTAGCGCCACTGCTTCGGCCCGTAACAGCATCCCCAAGCGCGATGCCGTACAACCCCGCTTCTGCGGAAAGGATCGTGTAGTCGGCGTCTGATGGTCTCGGTTGGCCTGAAAACTTCTCGATACCGCCGAGTTTTTGCCACCCGCCGCCGAATGCAGGCTCGTAGTTGTGCGCGTAGAGCGCCGAACCAGGCCGCGCCATCTGTGACGTTGACAGCAGATCAAGACCGCCACCGAGGACTACTTGCTTGTAGTCCACCGTGACACGAGGCATCGTCACGCCAGCGGCCCCGCCATTTCCATCGTTGACAGTCCCCACGTTTCAAGCTGCTGCATCAGTTTTCGCTCTTGCGTCTGTCCGCGCATTTCTACTTCTGGCGCGGCAGCGAAGAAACCGTATGACTGCATCGCCTTGAATACGATGATCGCGTTGAACCGCTCCGGGAGCCCACCTGTAACCGGGTCGTCAAGGTCTGCCGATAATTCAACCGGGGCGCGGTAATACTGGCCCTCGATCGTGTAGGCATCCGCAGGCAGGGGCCAGATCGCAAGCGAGTGATCCGGGTTTGTCGTAAACCACAACGGAAATCCGGTCGTCGTCCGCATCGAACTGAACTGGTACATATCCCTGAATCTTGGATAGTCGAACCACTCCATAGTCTGCTCGCCTACGGCGCCCGTTGTCGTGAGGTACGAGCGAAACGTGTCCGTGATCCACTCGCCAAGGTCGGCTGCCCCGGCCTGCGCCAAGGTGTAGTTAGCCTGTCCTAGCGCCGTGGGGAAAACGGTCGTCTTGCGCATCCACTGCCAATTCGGGCGCACGATTTGCAGATCGACCCATGCCCATTTCACCCAATCGACAAAGCGCCTGTTTTCGAGCGACAACACGCCTTGAAGCGTGGGCAGATCGGAGCTACTGATTCCGCATTCCCTGCGGGTGCGGTTGACGAGTGAAAGGAACGATGCCACGTCAGGCCGACTGCATGATCTTGGTGAGCCATTCGTAACCCTTGGGGTTCGGGTCGTGGATCACGCTGAACGGATACTTGCTGCGCGCGTTGCGGATGATCTTGTTGAACGGGTCGCGGCCCGGTTCCTCGATCACTTCCGTCTGCACGTCATACGGTTGCGAGCGAGCGATCACGGCGACGAACTTGCGCTTGACTTTGTAGGGCTCTCCGACAGGAATCCACTCAGCCACGCCGTTAACGTAGAAGTCGTGAAACTTCGGCGCATTGCGCTCGGATGAACGCTCAAGCCGGATCGTCAGCACTTCTTCATTGAAGGCTAGTTCCTTCAACTGATCGCTGCGCGTGTCGGCTTCAGGGACAACGATCGTTTCCGCCTCGCGCGTGATGACGCCCTGCATGGGCAGGTTCACGTCGCCAATGTCTCGCGTGCTCATGTCGTCGGTGTGAACTTCGCGTCTTGCCATGTTGGATCTCCTATGCAGAAAAAGGGGCCACCCGAAGGCGGCCCCGGTGGGTCAGGAGCGAGCGACCCAATAAAGGACTTTGCTCGCCGCCACCACGGCCAGCGTCGCGTTTTGCGAAACCAGCACCGTGCGCGCCGCCGCGTCGGTGGATGCAGCGGTCGTGCTGGACTTGGAGGCCAGGCTCACGCCCTTGTTCGTGGTTTCCAGCGTGCGCGTGCCCGCAGCGGCGGTCTTGATGCAAGTGTCCTCGGCCATGCCCTCGAACCACTCGACCGAGATACGGTCGGTGGCGTTTTCAAGGCGGAAGTACTTGGGGGTAAACCCAACATCGATCGCCAGATACGAGGTTGCCGTGATGCTGGTTCCGTCCAGCGTGATCTTGCCGTAGGCCGACATTGGCGCGTCGGCCGCAGAGGTATTGCCGGCAAGCGTTTGGCCTGCGGCGTTTACAACGAAAGTTGTCATGATGGTGTTTCCTTGTGTCGAGTGAGATTCAGCCGGTCAACAAAGTGGGGTCGAATGCCCCCACCGGGCTGACGTAGACCGTTGTAGCCGTGCTCAAGGCCGTGGTTCCGGGAACGAACGGAGAGGCGTAGGTGACGACGATGTAGCCGACGAGCGCCTTGTTCTTCGGAAATGCGGGCCACTTCACGGCTGCGAGCGTTGCCCCTTCCTTCCCTTGCGCCGCCGTCACCGTCGAAGCGGAGTCGATGAAGAAGCAATAGACGTTGAAGTACGCTGCCGTGTGCGTCGTACCGGTCAGGGCCGGCATGTGGGTTCCTGCCGCGATAGCCACAGGCACGCCATTGACGACACCGGCAAACGCCGCTGCGCCAATCTTGGCCGTGGTTGTCGGAGCGGTCCCCTCCACCAAGCCAGCCGTTGACGTGGCCTGAGCGGAGAACCGATCGGCCATCGCCGATAGGATTCGCTCAAGATCACGTCTCGGGGAACCGGCCGGCATTGAGCCGACGATCCGGGTGATGTTGTCTTGCATGGTTGTCCTTTCGTGTGAGGTGTCGTTTGGCGCGGCCGAGTTACCGGCCGCTACCTATCACACGAGGGTTTTCAGGCCAACATTACCAACCGCGAGCCATCCGTTGTTCTCGACCATCGCCGCCTTGTACCAAATGGCACCGGCGTAACCGCGCTGGCCGTGCGGGTCGCTCTTGGACTTCACGCCGGGAGGGATGAACGTCGAGTCGATCGAGTTCTTCCCGCGCACCGACACCTGACTCCACGCATCGGCGGCAACGACGATGAACTGATACACGTCGATGTTTGTGCCGGTTGTCGAGTACAGGCCAGTTGCGCCGACCGCAGCGCCCGCGTTTTGCAGCGACGGAAATTCCGGCGTCGTGATGAAGCGGAAGCGCTCGCACTTGCCGATCTCGTTCGGCATCGGCTTGCCCGAAGCGTACTTCTCGGCCGGGATGAAGTTCGTGAGGTCACGCACGTCCGGTTCGGCCTCGACGCTGATGTAGACCAGATACCCCTCGGCGACCGCCTCGGTGTTGTAAAGGCCGGATGCGTCGAGAACCTTCGTCACTGGTGCGCCGTGGTTCATTTGCAGCGACTTGGCGATCTTGCGCAGAAAGCCGAGCGTGAGCCCGCCGTCAACGGTTGCGATCGAAGTGCCAGTGCCACCGAAAAACTGGTTGGTGCTGGCCTTGAGCGCGCCGTAGTTGATCATTTCATTGACCAACGTCACGCGCTGACCGGTCTGCTCGACCATCGCCTTCGGAATGTCGTCCTCGTACAAGTCGTAGACCTGATCGGTGAATCCATACAGGCAGGAGTACTGCTGCATGACCACCGTCACGTCTTGCGGCGTGATCGAGTCGGGCGTTGCCGTCACGCCATCAGCGGTAACGTGCGCCGCAACCATCGCCGCGCCGCGATCGCCGTTGCCGTCTTGGAAGAAGCGGTTCGGCTGCGAGGTCGTGCCGCCGTAGGGGACAAAGCGGCGACCAACATATGTCTTGCTCGAATTCTTCGGCATTGCAACTTGACGGCCGCCTCGGGTGAGGCATTCCGTGACCATCGCGTGCTTGAGAATCTGGCCGCTGAACTTTTCAAGCCGGCCGGGTTGGAGTGCGTAGTTCTGCATTCCCATGATGTTTCCTTTGTCAGCCGGTTCTTAGGCCAGCCATGAATGGATCTTCGGTGTCGTGCGTGGCGTTTCCGCCAGTCCCGCGTGGAGTAACGGCCGCTTCGATGCGGCCTCGTCGTGTGTTGGCGTCGGCGGCCTTGCGGGCCGTCTTGAACTCGGTGAGCGCGTCGGCGATGAAGTCACTGTCTCGCCCGGCAAGTTGCTGCTGGAACGTGATCGGCTTCGTCAGTTGCCATGCCTGGAACTCGGGGGTTGCCACCACCTCGCGCCAGTCCTTATGCCGGCTCGTGAGCAAGCGGGTTTCCAAGGCAAGCTCTTGCTTGTCCAGCCTCTCGGCCAGCGCGGCGTTGAACTTGCCCTCCACCTCTGCCAGATCGACCTGCTGCGCCCTCGGGGCCTTCTTCAGCGCCGCGTTGAGCCCTTCGACAAGCATCTCTGCAAGGTCGGGGAACTCCGCACTGAGCTTGGTGAAGTCCTCTGCGGACACTTGACCGACGCCCGACGACTGAAGCTGTTGAAGCGTGCGCTCGATGCCGCCGATCTTTCCGAACGCGGTGCCGGATACCTTCTCAAGCGTGGCCTTAAGCTCATCGGCTCGGGCGGCGCGTGACTGGATTTCCTGCCACTGTTCTTCGGTGATCTGCGCGTACTTCGGCGCTTGTTCAACAGGCTC